GTTGTCAAGTCACAGGGGCGAAATTTTCGTGAATCCACACATAAAACTCTTCGAGATCTTCGTGTTTCATTCGTGTTGACTTCGTGCGTGTTTCGTGTTATAATGTCTTCGAGATCTGTTCGAGATCTTCGTGTTCTTGTTCGTGTTTTTTCAACTAGATTTTCGTGTTGACATCTGTTCGAGATCATGATATAATACTCATATAGTCAACTAGATTTTATGTTCTCAGAATTTGATCGAGATTTCACATCATCATATTATGAACTAGATTTTACATCATGTCATGATCATCATGACCTAGATGACGAATACAGGCAAGACACATCATATGACGCACTTGCATCTAGGCATCATGTATAAGGCATAACACATCATAGCATATGCACACATACATTGCACCCACATATGTGTAGGTTATGCATGTGGCACAGCATATGTGACAGTTGCAAGACTGACACAGGTCTTATCACTTAATCATATCCTATAACGATTTCTCATGAGAATTGTCAACATAGGTTGTGCCACTTTATGAACTGGCACATAGGCATTAATATTTGTTACTAATAATAATTCATTGCAGGGGGAGTGTCGATCATTGTTCAAGCAGATACATCTCTGCTACCTTCCTCTTTTGTTATTCTTATTATAATTCATCACAGCATAAAGTCTACCAGTCTTATGCCACTTATTAAACTGGCACACTCTCTGGACTATTCGCTGCAATCTGATGTATTATAAGAGAGTAAATCACAAATGAACATTTAAATGATTCAATCAGAACTTTTAGGAAGGCACTTCTGGATCTCACCTGATGGAGATTTTTGCAGTTGCCCAACTTTTGCAGATGGAAACCCTGATGTTGCTAACACCGATTACCTTGAGTGTTGGGAGGGTGATGATCTCAAGATAGAGGAATTGAATGAGATTGTAAAGATCTATCAACGCCTTGTGCATCGCAAAGAGTTTGCCTTGGGAGGATGGGGATTACCTGATTGGGTACACAACTTCTGTGCCAATCTTTAAACTGGCACACTCTGACCCCATTCTTAACTGGATGGGGTTATTATATTAATAGTTCACAAATCATAGAAATGAATCTCTCCAAAGAAGATCTTCAGATTATCAACGAAGTTTTCTGCCAAGCATACTGCTTCGATCTCCCTGAGAAATGGGATGAGGAGGCAGAGGAGTATGATGGAGAAGAGGAAACCAACTTCACATCTACTCGATTTTCTGAAGTATGGGATCGCATCTCATCCAGTATCTAAACTGGCACACCCTCACCCTATTCTCTGGGGTGGGGGTTTATAATAGTCTTATAAGTTTCAACCTAAAGGAATGAACACCACACCAGAAATTCAGTATCAAAACCTCTATGAGCAACTCTATACCCTGTGTGCAGATCAGGGGTGGGGCGATCCTTTCAGTTATGCCCGTTCCCGTGAGATTCATATGGCAGGTATTTTGGGGCATCGCATTGCAGATGACTACTCTGGAGCAGATGCCTTTGACGAAGAGGGAGGGTGTGAGTATAAAAGCACTATTGCCAAATCAATTAATGCCACATACAATGGCATCTCAGTCCAAGACACATGGGAAGAGCAGGAGAGATACCTCATAGAGGATAAGATAGGCAAATACACTCATCACTACTATGCACGGTATGTGGGAGGAAAAATTGCGGAGGTGTGGAGGTTACATTGCCTGGATGTGCTTAAAATCGCATTGCCAAAGGCAAAGAAGCAATACCCTAAGAAGAGGTCAGGCAATGCCAAAGACCCCCGAATAGGTATTACCATATCTCAGAAGGAAATACATCAGTACGGTGTGCAGGTTCTTTAACTGGCACACTGGGGTTAGCAGACCCCCTCAAAACTGCTACAATTAAATTGTTCACAACAAAGGATTCATCAATGCAACTCCTCAAACTCGGCACTAATCAAACTCAGATTAACCTTGCCGACGGACACCAAGTTTTCTTTTCTTACAACACGCCTGTCGCTGCTAGGACTCCAGACTATGAGTATTACAGAACAGAGCGTAAGTGGAGCGTAACCACCAGTCGCCACATCAACAAATGGTTAGACGGGGTTAATGCTAAGATATTGCCACAGGACTTCTTTGATAATCTAACCAGTAACTAAACTGGCACACCATGAGTTGCACCTGCTCTCTCAGGTGCTATTATTAACCTATCAGACAAAGATCAATGACTTTCAACCGCTTTGACGACTACCTCACAGATGATGCTATCGAAGCACTCATGGAGGATGCCATTTCCGAATCACTCACGGAAGAGACAAAGCAGGATCTTGAATCTTTTCTGAATTCTAAAAACGATTTCTAACAAATGACTCAAGTCACTTTGAAAAACACTAAGGCACAGATCTTTGACGCATTACAAAGTGTTAAAGATGTGAGAGAAGAGAGAAACGCTCTTGCAATCCTTAGTATAATACTATTCACCACTACCTGCCTTTTTTAAAATGCAACCTCTAACAGATGAAATCTACGCAGCACTCAAAGAGAATGAGCGTAGACAGCAACAGTTAGTATTGATTGACGGACATCATAGGAAAGCATACGCCCAACCTCTGAGAAGAATTTCAATTCTATCCGATTACTAAACTGGCACACACCCCCTTCACAGGGGGTTTTTTATTGCTTATAATAAGAGAGTAATAAGCAACCATTCAAATGAGCACTGCAAATCACGAAGCACTAATGGAAGTATGCCACGATCAAGCGTGGGAAGAGTTCCGTGTTCATAACCAGTTAACTGATGATGAATTAAATGAGTTATGCTGGAGGCAAGAATCGGGCACATTAGTTGCAATAGAGCGTAAGGCACAGCAAATGTTTGAGGATAGATGCCAGTAAACAAACTGGTCCACCCTTGCCCCATTCGTGGGGTGAGGGGTTTATAATATTAACATACACACAAAGGCATTATGACATCTTCAACTGTTGAACTGAATGGAAGAGTATGGAAGGTGACCCGCCTTAGAACTGCACACGGTGCAAAGACTAATAAGTGGGTGAATCAGATTAAGGGAGGCAGCAGCAGAGTGCGTTGTGCTTCTAATAATGGTATCACCGCTAACACTGTAGCAACTGCGTTGGGTGATGTGCGTTAAGGGGTAGTCGTTCGTGTATCGGCAGTGCCCCCGTGTTGGGGGTTGCCGCCCCGTGCCCCGTTATAAAAAAGTATAGAGACCCTAACCTACAAAGTGTTACGAAAGCGAGAACAATATTAGAAGCAATCCAAATTTTTTTTCGCTGTTAAAAAATGCCTATAAGGTCGCACTTGCAAAAGATTCGCAATTGATATATAATGCAAAAAGAAAATACTTGTAATGCTAAAAAATAACCCAGAAGATAAACGCCCCATAGAAGTCGATACAGTATCTGGTGAATATTTTGTTAGAATACCTGAATGGGTAGTAAATGATCAAGGATGGTTTGAAGATACGGAAGTAAATTTTAAGACAGATGGTGAAGAACTTATTATTACAGAAGATGCCTAATACCTTTCACATATACTTAAGAGGAGAGGTATTGTTTAAAGATTTGGATCAATCAGAGTTTGATCTTATATGGGGAAGGTTATATCATTCGTATTATAAAGAAGAACTTAGTTATGAGTCGATTGTATTTGATAGTAGTATATTAGCTGATGCAAGTTATTGATGATGCTTTAGATCAAGAGTACTTTGATCACTTAAACAGAGCAATATTGTATAGTGGAAGTTTTAGATGGTCGCTTCAAGAAAGAGTAGCAACACTTGAAGATGATCCAAATAGTGAGCAGTTTTATTTTATTAGTAGTTTTTATAACAACTGTAAGATAGAGGATGATTTTTATTATGAACTCTTTCCATTGTTTAATTCATTAGATGTCAAAGCAGTACTCAGAGCAAGAGCAATAATGTATATGAATCAAGGAAAGATAATTAAACATAAACCCCATATAGATTATGATTATCCACATAATGCAGCATTACTCTATATGAATACGAATAATGGTTATACTGGTATGATTAATGATGATTGGGTACAGAATGATTCGTTTACTCCAGAAGAAAGATTTAGTGAAGAAGGTATATTCAGTGATGGTAATAAGGTAGAGAGTGTAGCAAATAGAATATTATTACATGATGGTAGTATACCTCATCACAGTACAACTTGTACTGATACTTGTAAGAGAATAGTATTAGCAGTCAATTATTTCTAATGGATATCTGGAAGTATCAATTAAAAACACATAGTTTAATTAAGGATAAGTTATTAGATATCATTAAAAATGATATTCACGGAAAGAAATATATTGCATCCTTAGATCATATTGATAGAACTGATTTCTTTTCGGACAGAGATATTGCCCCTGAGTATTATATGCTATTTGCAGAGAATGCACAGGAATACTTTAATGAGTTATTAAATTATTATTGTATGGAAGATAGTGAAGTAGAATCTTGTTGGTATCAGCAGTATATAAAGAAGGATACACACGGTTGGCATATACATCCACATTCTAATGTTTCTTTTGTCTATAACTTAGAATTGGAGAATAGTCAGAGTAGTACAGAGTTTTATGATAGAAAAAACAAGCAGATTGTACAGTTAGATATGAATGAAGGAGATATTGTTACCTTTCCATCGAATATAATACATCGTTCTGCACCATTAATAGGTAAAAGAAAAACAATAATCTCTATTAATCTAAACTTTGATTTTGTAGATCAGAGTATGATCATCATTGACAAATAGTATAAATTAGTGTAATATGTGAAGGTAATTACACTAAGTTATGGCGAAAGGATTTACAGTTAAAGCTAAATCTCCCGTTGTCAAAAAAGAACCAGATTTTGACTATGATAAAGCAAGGGAGATGGTGAAAGGTAAGACAGTTGTATTCTGCTTACCTGGTAGAGGAGTATCATATGCATTTTTGAAGAGTTTTGTACAGCTATGTTTTGATCTGGTTCAAAGTGGAGCAAGTATCCAAATCTCACAGGATTACTCATCAATGGTCAACTTTGCACGATGCAAGTGCTTAGGTGCTAATGTTCTTCGGGGACCTGATCAGTTACCTTGGGACGGTAAGTTAAACTATGATTATCAGTTATGGATTGATAGCGACATTGTGTTTAACACAGAGAAGTTCTGGCAGATTGTTCTTATGGATAAGGACATAGCGTCTGGTTGGTATTGTACTGAGGACGGCAAAACCACCTCGGTTGCACACTGGATGGAAGAAGATGACTTTAGATCTAATGGGGGCGTTATGAATCACGAAACCATCGAAAGCATCTCGAAAAGAAAGAAACCATTTACTGTCGACTACGCAGGATTCGGATGGTTACTTATTAAGAAAGGAGTATTTGAGCACGAAGGTCTTCCATACCCTTGGTTCGCTCCAAAGATGCAAGTCTTTGAATCTGGTGAAGTTCAGGATATGTGTGGCGAAGACGTCTCGTTCTGTTTAGATGCGAAAGAAGCAGGTTTTGAAATCTGGTGCGATCCTCGTGTTCGTGTAGGACATGAAAAAACAAGAGTTATATAACATCTATGAGGGTGAAAAGATTCTCTTTGAGAACCTCACCCAAGATGAATACTTTAACGCAATGGAAGACCTTGCCTATGAGTTCTATGATAATGGATCTCATAACCCACAAGGTCTAAGAACTGAAATTATTATTAAAGAAGACTAATCATGGCAGTAAGAACTAAAACAGGTGCATGGGGAAGTGTTGAGTTAGAATCAATCCCGAAGAAGACTCGACAAGGAAACGGAAAACATACTAAGTACTCCGCTTCGTCTCGAAACAAAGCAAAGAAAAAGTATAGAGGACAAGGTCGCTAATGTCCGATTTTCAAATATACGAATCAGAAATTATTAAATCTCGTCATAGTGATATGTCGGGATTTATTGATATGGTTGCAAATAATCCTCCCCAAAAAGATGTATTCTTAAATGATGATTTTACTTGGAACTATTCAAGATACAATGTATTTGGTTTATTAAGTACGAATAAGGATATTTTTGATCTGTATTGTGAATTAAATGCAATCGTATATGACTTTCTAGATGATCAGAAAGTAGAGTATAATCAAATATGGATGCAATCATGGTTAAATTACCATAGTCCTTCTCAATTACTTGACTGGCACGATCATAAGTGGCCATATCACGGATATATTACAATCAGACCTCACGATACAACAACAATTTTTAGAGATGTTGAGATTATAAACGAAGTTGGTAATGTTTATATTGGTAAGGGATATAGAGAACATTGTGTTAAATTAAATTCTGAAGAACAATTTGATCTAAATCGTATTACACTTGGGTTTGATATTGAAATTGATCCATCTAGTGGTAGTAGTTTTGACCGTTATAGATTATCACATAATATAGGATTAATACCGTTTCCAAGAATTCAGTATAAATAAAAGATGTAAATAGTACTAAATATTGCCTTTTCGATGTCAATAACACGAAAGTCTAGAGCATTTAAAGATATTAGTTTTTCTTTTGAACCACATCCTGTGACCAAAGATCTACCAATATTAAAAAATGAACGTGCGATTGTAAGATCGGTAAGGAATTTAGTAGAAACTATTCCTAACGAAAGATTTTTTAATCCAAATATAGGAACTGATATTCGTGCAAGTTTATTTGAAAACTTTACACCTACACTCACAATGGTGATTGAAGATCAGATAAATGAGACAGTAATGCGTTATGAACCAAGGGTAACTAACTTAAGATGTGAAATAGACCCTTATCCAGACATGAATGCTTTTAATGTAGTTGTTTTATTCGATATTATTGGATTACAAATTCCAACTCAGTCATTTTCATTCCTATTAGAACCAACCAGATAATAATATGCCATTTACTCAGTTTGCCAATTTAGATTTTACCGAAATTAAGGCTCAAATAAGAGATTATCTTCGTTCAAATAGTAATTTTTCTGATTTTGACTTTGAAGGATCTAACTTTAGTGTCCTAATTGATACACTTGCCTATAATACCTATATTAATGCCTTCAATGCTAACCTAGTTGCGAATGAAACCTTCCTAGACTCTGCAGTTATCAGAGAAAATGTAGTTTCTCTTGCTCGTAACATAGGTTATGTACCCCGTTCAAAAACTGCTGCAAAGGCAACAGTCTCATTTCCTGTTACAAGTTCCAATTCTGCACAAACACTGTACTTAAAACCTGGTTTAGTGTGTATTGGAGAGGCAAATGAAACAACATATAGGTTCTCAACACTTGAAACTCATACTGCATCCTTAATTAATGGTGTAGCAACCTTTAATGACATTGAAGTCCTACAAGGAACACTATTAGAGAAGCAATTTATCATCAATCAATCAAAAGATCAGAGATTTATTCTATCAAATGCAGACATTGATGCTAATACCATCAAGGTTTATGTTGCTGGACCTTCTGATACTGGTATGGGAAGGGAATTTTCTAAAATAGACAACATTTTAAACATTAATAAGAACTCTGAGATCTTCTTTATACAAGAAGTACAAGATGAAAAGTATGAAATACTCTTTGGTGATGGTTATTTTGGTAAAAAGGTGGAAAACGGGTCAAGAATTACTGTTAGATTCCTCATTACTGATGGTGAAGAAGGTAATGGTGCAGGTGGTAAATCAGGTTCTATAGGAGAATTTGACTTTGCAGGTGTTTTTACAGATAAAACCCCTAATGATATAGGTGCATTAACAGTAATTCCTGATGGTGGCATCTTAGTAACTACCGTTCAGAATGCCTCTAACGGTGCTGAACAAGAAGACCTTTCCTCTATTAAGTATTTCGCACCTAGACTGTACTCAGCACAATATAGAGCAGTTACAGGAAGGGATTATGAGGCAATTATTGCTTCCATTTACAGTAGAACAGAGTCAGTTGCAGTTGTTGGTGGTGAAGAATTAGATCCCCCACAATTTGGTAAGGTTCAGATCAGTATCAAACCCAAAAATGGTACTTATGTATCAGATTTTGACAAACAACAGATAAAAAACAAACTTAAGAGTTATTCAATTGCTGGTATTAATGCAGACATTATTGACCTTAAAGTTCTTTATGTTGAGTTAGATAGTACAATCTATTATAACTCTGCTCAAGTATCTAATTCAAATCAATTGAAATCAAATATTACTAATACTTTGTCTGATTATTCCAAAAATATTGATATTAATAAGTTTGGTGGTAGGTTTAAGTATAGTAAGGCACTTCAATTAATTGATAGAGTTGATTCTGCAATTACTTCTAATATTACTAAGGTTAAGATTAGAAGGGATATGAAAGTGTTAGTGAATCAATTTGCACAGTATGAATTGTGTTTTGGTAATAAATTCCATATTAATCCTGAAGGATTTAATATTAAGAGTACTGGATTTAAGGTTGCTGGTTCAGATAATATTGTTTTCTTGACTGATGTTCCAAATAAGAATGATAAGGGTGAGCTTGATGGCAGCCATAAAGGAGTATTGAGTGCAATTTCAAGAGATAAGAAGAATGAATTACGAGTTATAGTTAAATCAATTGGAACAGTTGATTATAAGAAAGGTGAAATACTATTAAATACTATTAACATAACAGAAACAAACGCTCCTAACGATATAGTTGAGATACAAGCATTCCCAGATTCCAATGATGTTATTGGGTTAAAGGATTTATACCTAAGTTTTGATGTTTCAAATACTAAGATAAATATGGTTAAGGATGTAATTGCTTCGGGCGAAGATGTATCGGGCGTTGTGTTCTCTAGAGATTATTACACTTCAAGTTACTCAAATGGGAAATTGGAAAGGGAATAAAATATGTTAAATGTAGATAATAGAATAAAAGTCAATAAAATAATTGAAAGTCAGTTACCTGAGTTTTTAATTAGTGACTTTCCCAAGGCAACTGAATTTTTTAAGCAATATTATATTTCACAAGAGGCACAAGGTGCTCCATCTGACCTAATTAGTAACTTTGATCAGTATATTAAGGTTGATAACCTAGTTCCAGAGGTTGTAGTTGGTGTCACTACTCTTTTAGCAGATGTTAGTACTACAGATACCACTATTGAAGTTTCTTCAACAAAGGGATATCCTGCTGAATATGGTCTTTTAAAGATTGACGATGAAATTATCACATATACTGGTAAGACTGATACATCATTTACAGGATGTATTCGTGGATTTAGTGGTATTACTGGTTATAATGTAGGTATTTCCTCTTTTATTGATGATGTTAATAAAGAAAGTCTAGTTTTTGAGAATACAACTGCTGCAAATCATACTGCAGATGTTACTGGTACACAATCAGTTACTAATCTAAGTGTACTTTTCATTCAAGAGTTCTATAAAAAGTTAAAAAGAACATTTTTACCTGGTTTAGAGGATAACGATTTTACTCCAGACCTTGATGTTGGTAATTTTATAAAGCATGCAAGAACTTTTTATCAATCAAAAGGTATTGAAGAGTCTATAAAAATATTATTTAAAGTTCTTTATGGTGTAGAATCTCAGGTATTAGATTTAGAAGAGCGTTTAATTAAACCTTCTGATGCGGAGTTCATTCGTAGAGAAGTTGTTATTGCAGATCCTATTAGTGGTGATCCAGCAAAGTTAGTAGGTCAAACCATCTACAAATCTACTGATTTAAGAACAAATGCTTCTGTCTCGGAAGTTGAGATATTAACAAGAGAAAATAATGTATATTACAAACTTTCTTTGTTTATTGGATTTAATGATAGGGATCTAATTGAAGGAACATTTACAATTCCTGGCAAAACTAGAGTTTTAGAAGCAATAGGAGCAAATTCAACTATTATTTCTGTTGATTCAACAGTCGGTTTTCATGAAACTGGAACAGTTTTATGTGGTGATAATATTATTTCCTATACTTCAAAGACTATTAATCAATTCCTTGGATGTACTGGTAATACTAGTGATATACCTATGGGTGCTGATTTAAGATCAGATGAGGTTATATTTGGTTACGAAGATGGAGATTTAGAGAAAAAAGTAGAATTAAGAATAACTGGGGTTTTATCTAATTTTGTACCAGTTTCAGATATTTCATTAGTTCATGAAGGTGAGAATGTATATGTTAAGAATGTTGGTGAGTCAATACTAAACCCACAATCTGATCCCTCATATAAGCAGATATTTGCCAATTCTTGGATATACAACACATCTTGTAGGTTCCCAGTAAAAGATGTCAACAAACCAAACTTTGTATTATCTACAGAAATTGATAAATCAAGTTTAAAAAGGGGTGATATTGTTGATATTTTAGAAAGAAACGAATCTGTTGCTGTATTTTCTAATGCTATTGTAAATTCAATAGATCCTTTTACAAAAAATGTAGTATTATCTGGTATTAATGCATTTATTGAAGATCCTTTAAAGGAATATGATTTAGTAAGAAAGTTAAAGAAATCTACTAGTTCTGGTGCTGAACTGCAAGATGGTAATAATCAGATTCTTTCTGATGTATTGAATGTTTATGTTGATGGTGATATTGATGGTTATGTTGCTTCAAACTCATTACCAAGTTATGAAATTACTACCAATATTATAAAATCTGGTATTTCAACAGCAGATTCTATTCATATTACAGGTTATGATGTAAACACTGAAGAATACAATAATGTAGTTTTTGATAATCCTATTGAATTTATTACAGGAGATTCTATTGTATACACTACAGATGGAACAGCAATTCCAGGATTAGTATCAGGTCAAACTTATTATGTTGAAGTTTTAGTTAGAGATCCAGGAAAAATTAAATTATATCTTTCAAGAGGTTTAATTGGTACTGAAACTAATGTTAAATTAGATTTACAACCATTAGAAGGTAATCATAATTTCACAAAATTATCTCATAATAATAAAAAATTAGCAACAAATAAAGTTTTAAGAAAATTCCCATTATATCAAAACTTATTTGTTTCTGGAAAAGGTGAGACACCACTTAATGATATTGGTATGATGATTGATGGTGTTCAAATAAAAACACCAATATCTGAAGATTACATTTATTATGGTCCATTAACTTCTGTTGAAGTTTATAATGGTGGATCTGGTTATGATATTATTAATCCACCTAAACTTATCATAGATGATAGTGCAGGTACGACTGCTTTATTAGAACCAGTAATAACTGGTTCAGTTAAAAAGGTTTATGTAGATCCACACGAATTTGATATAAATGATGTAATTTCAGTTTCTATTACTGGTGGTAATGGTATTGGATGTCAATTAGAACCTGTTGTAAGTAAAAGAGTTCGTGAATTATCTTTTGATAGTAGAGATATATTCTTTTCTGGTGGTTTATCTATTGAACAAGAAACAATTACCTTTACTACAGAGCATAATCTATCAAATGGTGAGGTAGTTTACTATAATAGCAACGGTAATGCTAATCTTGGTATAGGTCCTGCATTTGATACTACAAATACTTCAGATGGAACATTAGCAACTGGTGCTCCATACAATGTTAGTGTTGTCAATACAAGAACTGTTCGTCTTTATAATTCTTATGAAGATGCAATGACAGGTATTAATACTATTGGATTATCTACTGCTACTAATGCAAGTGGTATTCATAAGTTTAGAACATCTACTAAGAATGTATTACAATCAGTTAAAGTATTAAATTCTGGTTCTGGATACACATATAGAAAATTAAATGTAAAACCATCAGGAGTTTCTGTAGCATTTGATACTATAAACTTTAAAAATCATGGTTTTAGTGATGGTGATTTAGTACAATATCATAATACAGGTACTGGTGATCCAAATCCAAATTCAATTGGTGGATTAAGCACCACTACTGGATATTATATAATGAAGATTGATGATGATTCCTTTAAATTAGCAAATGCAGGAATTACTACTACACCATCAAAAGTAAATTATGATAGAGGAGAATATGTTAATTTAACAACTACAGGAATTGGATATCAGACATTTAAATATCCTGATATTTCTGTAAATTGTGAGGTTTCCTATGCTTCAACAGTTACAGGATCGTTTAATTTCACTCCTGTCATTACTGGTGAAATATCTCAGGCATATTTGTATGAGGAAGGAGATAATTATGGATCTCAAATCCTTAATCATGAAAAAAATCCTGTTGTGGAAATAAAAGTAGGAAAAGATGCTGAAATAAAACCAATTATAGTAGAAGGTAAGATAGTTGATGCTGTTGTCTTGGATAGAGGTAAAGATTATTTTTCATTACCAGAAATTGAAGTTGAAACTACTGGAATTACAACTACTGGTGTTACTGGTAATGGTGCTATTTTAAGACCTGTTATTACTGATGGAAAATTAACTAGTATTGTAGTTATTAATGGTGGTATTGGTTATGATGTTAATAAAACAAACTTATATGTAAAATCAACAGGAATAAATGGGCTTCTTGAACCTAGAGTTAGAAGGTTAACTGTTGACAATAGAAAGAGACTTGGTGCATTTGGTATAGAAGGTACTGATGAAGAGTTGCATTTTGGTTTATATGGATATAATGAAGATATAGCAAATACTTTTGGTGATGATGGAACATCACACTCTCCTATTATTGGATGGGCATATGATGGAAATCCAATATATGGTCCTTTTGGTTTCTCTAAATCTGATGAATTAGGTCCAGGAGTTAGATTGATGAATCCAGGTTATAAACTGGATATGTCAAAAGTTGATAACAGACCAAATGTTTTTGATGAGGGATTCTTTACAGATGATTACTATTTCGATTCTTCAGGTGATTTAGATGTTCATAATGGAAGATTCTGTAAAACTCCAGAGTTTCCAAATGGAGTGTATGCATATTTTGCAGGTGTTACAACTGCAATGTCTGGTCCAAATATTGGAAAATTAGAACCTAAGTATCCATATTTTATTGGTAATACTTATCGTTCACCTTTCATATCATCAAACACTACTTTATCACATTCCTTTGACTTTAATAGTACATCATTTGCTAGAAATACCTTCCCATATAAAGTCGGTGATTCTGATGCAAATAATGATTTTATTATAGAGTCTAATGAGCGTGTAAGACAGTTAAGTACAATAGAATCTGTAACTGTTGGTGAAATTGATGGATTAGAGGTTTTAGATGGTGGTACTGGATATCAAGTTGGTGATTTTACTGTTTTTGATAATTCTGGAACTTGGGGTTCTGGTCTTCGTGGACAAGTTAAGAGTATTGCTGGTTTAGGAGTTTCTTCTATTGAGACTGAATTAGAATCTTATGAGAATGCAGTATTTACTTGGAAGAATAATACTGAAGTACAAGCACATTATTTGCCATTTATTGAATTAAATGATAGAGATACAATATCTGTATCTGGACTTAGTAGTTCTATTGTAAATTTAACAGATTCTTTCCAAATTGGTGTAAGTACTAATACGATAGGATTAGCAAAATCAATGACTGCTAATGCAGTTGTTGATGGTAGAGTTGATGACATCTATGTAAATATTATACCAAATACTGTTTCTATCGGATCCACTTTAAAAATAGATCAAGATGAATTACTTAAAGTATTGAATATCTTTAATATGGGATCAATTCTTAGAGTCAAGAGATTTGGACCTGGAATTGCACATACTTATGGATCTAATATTGATATATTGAATAGTCATATCAGTATACCAGTTAGAACTAAGCAATTTGAATCAAAAATAAACGATAAGGTATATTTCAACGCAAGTCAAGCAGTAGGAACTGGTGTTACTGTTGGTGGTGGTATTACTAAGGAATATAGAATTGGTGATACTATATCTGAAGTTTCTATTCCAACTCGATCAATTTATCTGCCAAATCATCCATTCAAAACTGGTCAGAAGTTAATCTTTAGTAAGAGAGGAACTGCAAACTCTTTAATCGTTGGTGATACTGAGGAAGCAGTCCTTAACTTCACTCTACCTAATGTAACCACTGATCGTTCAATTGTTTATGCAATTAATAAAGGTCAAAACTATGTTGGTTTAGTTACTCAGGTTGGTGCTGCAACTACTAGTGAGGGATTATTCTTTAAAGGTAATGAATCAGATGATTATGAATATCTTTTAGAATCTACTTTTGAACAAGTTACTGGTGATATTGATAAAATTGTATCAACAGTTGCTACAAAAATCTCAGTTGCAAATACAGAATCTCATAATTTATCAAATGGTGATGTAGTTTCTTTAAATGTAGTTCCGAATACTGTTGTTGGTGTAGGAAGTACTGCTCCACTTTCAATGATATACAATGAAGATCATGAGATTATATTAATTAATAGAGTTGGATTTACTTCTGCAGGAATTAATACGATAACAAATAGTATTACAATTCCAAGTCATGGATTTAAAACTGGAGATAAAATCTTCTATGATGCAGACGAAGATACTAGTTCTGTTGGTGGATTGCCAATTTCTTCTAGTTACTTTGTTTATGAGTTAAATAGAAATCAATTTAGTGTAGCTCAAACTCTAAAAGATGTTCAAGTAGATCCACCATTATTAATTGGTATTTCTTCTACTGGTGCTGTTGACCATACAGTTGCTGCAATTAATCCACAAATAGATGTAATCAAGAATTCTAAGTTAACCTTTAATGTTTCTGATTCTTCTTTACTTGGATACCAATTAAAATTATTCTATGATAAGGAATTTAAAAACGAATTTATTAGTTCTCAAGATAATAATAATTTCAATGTAAGTGGTGTAGGTACAGTTGGTGTTGGAACTGAATCAACAGTATCACTTGCATTTTCAAAAACAACACCTTCTAGATTATATTATTCCTTAGAGAAAGCAGGATATATTAGTACAGCAGACACTACAATTCAAAATTATTCTGAAATTAATTTTGTTGATAGTGTTTACAGTGGAGATTATAAGATTTTTGGTATAAGTTCTGATACATTCAAAGTTTCTCCAAGATCAATTCCAGAACTTTTCTCTTATAAAGAAGATCAATGTGATACTATTGAATATGCTACCGAATCTAGGTCGGTTGTTGGTGCTGTAAAAGAGATTAGAGTAATATCAAAAGGATTTGATTATAAGCGACTTCCAAAATTCTCATCAATTGTTAGTCTTAATGGAAAAAATGCTAATGTTGTAGCATTATCAACTTCTATAGGTAGAATTAATAGTGTAAGAATTGTTGATTATGGGTATGAATATTCATCAGATAAAACATTAAGTCCTGAAGCATTTGTTTCTCCAGTAGTTAGAATTGATGATTTAGATAGTATTGTTTCAGTAACAGTTACTGATGGTGGTAATGAGTATCTAAGTGCTCCTGATATTATCGTATATGATCCTGAGAAGGATGAGATTATTGATGATACTTCATTATTAGCAGAAGTACCATATCAGACTATATCTGAAGTTAAAGTAATTGCACCTATTCAGGGATTAAATTCAATAAATCATAGAATTATTACCATTAATAATTCAAATGGTATTGGAATTAACTCTATGGTTGGTGGTCCAGGTATTGTTACTTGTACCTTAGAAACACCTATTGGTGGATTTAGTGTTGCTCCATTTGAAACTGGAGATGAAGTATTTGTTGAAGGTGTTGAATTATTTGGTGAATCAGGTATTGGAACACAAAGTAATGTTTCTGCTGGTGTTGCTACTGGTGGAGATGGTTATAACTCAGCAAACTATCAGTTTAGATTCTTTAAGGTTGAAGATTTTGTTAACTCAGATCCAGCAGTATTAAAATATAGTGTATCTGGATTAACAACTAATCCAGGTATTGCAAAAACATTCCAATCTGGATATGCAAATATTGTTAATAAGAGAAATTATCCAATTCTTGACTCTGTTCAGGAAAGAGGTAGATTTATTATAAACGAACCAATACTTGTAGAGGAAAATGATATATTCTTATCTAAGGATCTAAAAATTTCTGACACAAGGGAAGACTTCATTAAAATTGATGGAACATTTAGACTTAAGGTTGGTCATAGAATAAAAGGTGAAACTAGCAATGTTTCTGCAACCATAACATCTATAGTTGAAAATAAAGCAAGATTTGAAGTTGATTATGCAAATCGTCAAGAGTATGGATGGAATGATAATAGTGGTAAGTTAAATGAAGATATTCAGGTAATTCCAAATAATGATTATTTCCAGAATCTTTCATATTCTGTTAAGAGTCCAATAACTTGGGATAAGTTTGTTGATCCAGTAAACAGATTAGTACATCCATCTGGATTAAAGAATTTTGCTGATACATCAATTGAGACTGTTGTTGGAAATGTTGGTGTAGGAACTAGTGTTTCATCAGTACCAGTTATTGTTGTTGATGTTTTAGGTGAAAGAAGAGTTGATACAATTAACAATTTTGATTTAGCAAAAGATTATGATACTAGAGGAAATAAATCTAAATTTGTTACTTTTGAAAATTTAAAATTAACTGATTATACAAAATGTAAGACAAATAGAGTTCTTCTTCATGATGATATTAGTAATAAGTTTTCAAGTAAAGGATTACAAGATTTATTTACAGAAATTGAAGAAATTGATAGTAATTTTGCAAGATATCTCGTACAGGTAGTAGATGCAGACACACAGGATGCTCAGTTGTCAGATATGGTTGTATTAACTACAACAAATGATGCTTTCTTGGTAGAAAAGACTACTGATTGGACAAAGCATAAATTGGGTAATTTTGAAGCACTTTCTGATTCATTCCAAAGAAAGACTTTAAACTTCAATCCTATTGAGAGATATGATAGAGATCACGATATTAAAGTCTATAAGACAGATTTCACTACTAATAGAATTACTGATGGAACAAATACTATAGGATCTCTTGATTTTAAGGCATCTAATGTTAAAGTTGCTATTGCTGATACTGATAGTAACAATAATGTTTCTGGATTTACAACAACAACTTTAGAAACATTTGATCATACTGATTTCAATGGATTCTATGCATCTGTTGTTCTACAGGATGATATTACTAAAGATCTTAACTATGGTGAAATTGTTGTAGACTTTGATGGAACAAATCTTTACTATACAGAATCTTATATTGATACTTTAAACATAAGTTATAGTTCATCTCAAGTTGGAGTTCTAACTGCTAGATTTGATGCTGGAACAATTTACTTTGAATGTGAAAATCAAACTAAGAGAGTAATTAATGTAAGTACAAATGTTGTTGGTTTAGGTACTACAACTGCTGGAATTGGAACTTATAGATTTGCAGTTCCTGGACAACCTATAGGTGCAGAAAGAAGTGGTAGATTAGAATCAACATATGATACTGGAACTTCTACTCCAATATTGGTTACTAGAACACATAAAGATATTGATTCTGCAGTTAAATCATTTGTTAGGGTATCTAACGAAACTGGTGGTTCTGCTATGCACCAGATTGTTTCTATTCAAGATGGTTCTGATACAACAACTATTCAATATCCATTTACAGGTGCTACTAGCAGTGGTTTGGGTACATTTGGAACAGTTACTGTTGGTGACTATAATGAACTTAATTTCTATCCAGATACTTCACAAACAACTCTAATTGAAGTTCAGGCATACAATGAAGTTCTTAATACTATTAATGATTTTGCAAATGAACCATTATCCTTAAAATATGGACCTTTAGAGAAGAGTATAATCTTATCTGCATATGATGGTGTAAATGGAACTAGAGCAAACAAAGTTAATTTTGATTTAACATTTGAAGGAACTCCAATTTATAGTAAGATATTCAATCCTGCAGATTTAGTATTAGAACAAACTGGATTTAATATACCCAATCATTTCTTTAACAATAATGAAGAGATTAAGTATATTCCAGGATCTACTTTTGTAGGTATTGGATCTACTGCAGTTTCAATTGGTTCAACTGCTAATAATGTTGGTGTTGTTACTGATATACTACCTTCTACATTATTTGTTAAGGCAATTGATTCTAATAATATAGAACTCTATACTCAAAAAGAATATATCACTTCAGGTCTTCCTGTTAAAATAACTGGAGTTGGTGAAGGTAATGCTCATAAGTTTGAGATGACTAAGAAGTTATCTAAAACAGTTATTGGTTTAGATGGAATTGTACAGCAACCAATTACATTTACTGCAATTGAACATAATATTGATCAAGAGGGTGGTATTGGTATTGGAAATTCACAATTTGTTCTTAGTGGAATAAGTTCTGTTCAACCTAGAGATGTGTTGAAGATTGGACCAGAATATATGAAGGTTGAGCAAATTGGATTCTCAAGTCTTCCTGAAGGAATTATCAATAAAGCAGAAGATGTTGCTCTTGGAATATGTACTCTACCTGTTGTTAAAGTAAGAAGAGGATCTTTAGGTATTGGAGCAACAGAACACGCAGATGGTGCTGCTGCTAGAGTTCATAGGGGATCATTTAATATTGTTGATAGTACTGCTTGGTTCTTAGATCCACCAAAAGGAAATACTAGAGAAAGAAGGAATGAAACTAATCTTCCATATGTAAGAGCAGAATTTAGTGGAAGAACCTTCCTAAGACAAAATTATACAACCAATATGGTATTTGATGATATTTCAGATAATTTTACTGGAATAGGAAGAACATATACTATGACAGTTGGTGGTGCTAACACAGAAACTGGTGTTGGTATTGGTAATGGAATTCTATTCATCAATGGAGTATTCCAGACACCATTAACAGTTAATAATGCTGGAAATAACTATGAGTTTGAACAGGATACTAATGTTGGCGTATCAAGTGTAGTATTCACTGGTATTAGCTCAGAAAATGGTCAAATGATGCAATCTGAGTTTGATATTAACCAGAATCAACTTCCAAGAGGTGGTTTGATAGTTTCTATGGGATCAACACCTGGTCTTGGATACGCTCCTCTAGTTGGTGCTAAAGTTAAAGTTGAATCTTTTGAAAATACAAATAGATTTGCCAATAGGTCAATTAATGGTATTGTTGGTTTAGGTACTTCATCTGGTCTTACTATTGGTATTCAAACTGCTGCATACGATAATACAACTGGTATTATTACAGTTACTACTAATAAAGTACACGGATTTAGTTTAGGATCTCCCAATACTGTTAAGTTAAAGGGATTAGAATTCAAGTGTCCGACTTATGTTGTTGGTACACCAACTACAGGTACATCATATAATCCTGCAACAGGACTTCTAACAATTAAGATTGTCGACCATAATCTTACAACTGGAGATTCAATCAAGATTGATAAAGAAGGATTAACCTTTAGTTGTACTTATGGTAGTGGTGGTAATGATTCTTATCCAAGGACTACTGATCCTGCTTATGATAAGTATCTAACTGTTACTGTTGTAGATGCTGATACATTTACTGTTAATGTTTTACTAGGAATATCACCAACTAATACTGATACTCATACTTTTGTAGGTGCATCTCCTGATTGTATTCGTTCTTTAAATTATGTTGGAGTTACAACTTCATTCTTCCAAGATGAAAGATTGAATGCAAAAGATAAAGAAAGAGCATTACAATTAGTTGGTATTGTATCTGAAAGAAGTTTTGAAGTAAAAGTTGGATTAACCTCCATAGCACATATCTATCATGGTGGTGGATGGGCATATGAATTCTGGAATGATTTAACTATGGGATCTGGTTATCGTGAACCAGTTGCTATTGGAGTTACTGATATACTATATCATCATAAGTTTGTAAGTTCTGATAATGATTCAGTTACTGCAAATACAGGAACACAATACACACCATCAACTGTTGATTATCATTCAGAAAACGGTGAATTGGTATTGACTGTCGGAACACATAATTTACAGGCAGCAACAGAACACACTCCAGATAGTGTTACTTATAGTGCATCTACTGGTAAGATAACAGTTACAATGGCTGGTCATCCATTTGTTAATGGTGATTTAATTAAAATTAAGGATCATTCTATAGCACTTAAGTGTGAGATGGATAATTATGGATCTGTTCACAAATATCCTCGTCCTTCAGATCCAATAAGTGGAAAATGGGTTGCTGTTCAGAATAAGACTACAAATACCTTCAAAATTGATGTAGGAACATCACCAACAGTAACATTTACACCATCTGATGCTGATTATGATCCTGTAACTGGTTTGATGGAATTACACATCGGATCACATACATTAAGACCAGGTACAAGTATTAAAATTGCAACTAATTCTTTAGGATTTACTTGTGATGTTGATAATAACACATCAACTAAGACTTATCCAAGATCTTCTGATCCATATAATGATACTGCAATCAAGATTGAATCTGTAACAGATACTACTATTACTGTACAAGTATTATCAGTTCAACCCTCTACAAACACTGCTCGTCATACATTTGTCAGTGCTGTACCGAATTGTATAAGCACAGGTGGAAATTATACCCATCAGTTCGATTCAGTGGTACCAGGAGGCATTTTAAAGGCATCTAATACAGTTACTATTGTAGATAATTCACTAACATTTACTTGTTCTAGAGATAGTCATAGAAGCCCTCATACTTATCCAAGAACAACTGATCCAGCATCAGGACAAACATTAGGTGTTGAGAGAATTGCTAATAATAGTTTCACTGTTAATGTTGGTACTGGTGGTGGAGGTGGTAGAGGAGCTATAGTTGAGGCTAAAGTTGCTACAAATAAACATAAATTTGTAAGTTCTAGTGCAGGTAGTTTTACTATAGGTTCTGGTGGTGTTTTAACACCAACTAATGCTAAGTATAATCCAGCAACTGGTGAATTAACAGTAATAAAAACTAGTCACGGTGTTGGTGGTGCAACTACAATGACACCTTCAAATGTTTCATATAATGAAATAACAGGTGATCTAACAATTACTAAAAATAATCATGGATTTGCTCAGTTTGATACAATTCTTATTGAAGATAATTCATTAACATTCACTTGTACTAAAGATGGAAATGTAACTAGACATCATTATCCAAGACCTACTGATTATGCTAGTGGAAGATGGTTATTCATTACGAATGCTTCACTTAATGAATTTACAGTTAATGTAAATCCAAATCCATCATCAGAAAAATATCCACATACCTTTATACAACCAGCAATAAATGGATGTATTCAGAAATCTAATGAAACTGTCACAATTGCTTCAAATTCATTAGTGTTTACTTGTGAGCATGATTTACATCAGACTTTACACTCATATCCAAGAACAACTGACCCTGCGTTTGGTGTATCATTACCAGTAGGAAAAGCAACTGCTGATACCTTCAGGATAATGGTAGGAAAATCACCTGCAGGAACAGGCGGTGCGTTAGATTTAGTTATTAAAGATCCTGGTGGAAAGTATGTTAACCCAGAAATTGAATTTCCAGATCCAATTTATGAAAATGTTCCTATTGTAGGTATTTCTAGATTAGGTGTAGGTAAGACTACAGATACTGGTAATAATCTTCTTATGAATATGGCAGTTGGTGCTGCTAGAACTAGTGTTGGTATTGCTAGAAGTATGTTTGAAATTTCAGAATTTGAAATTGCAAGACCAGGACATTCGTTTAAAATTGGTGATAAGTTTAAACCACAAGGATTGGTTATTGATAAGAGATTACAAAAACCAATACAAGAGTTTGAACTTGAAGTTGTAGAAACATTTAGTGATTTCTTCTCTGCTTGGCAATTTGGTGAATTAGACTTTATCGATAGTATTGAATTAATGCAGACTGGATCTAGAAGAAGATTCCCATTATTCTTTAATGGTCAATTACTATCATTTGAGATTGATGAAGAATCTGCACTATCAGATCAGATAGATTTGAATGCAGTATTGTTGATATTCGTAAATGGAGTTTTACAGACACCTAATGTTTCATATCAATTTGAAGGTGGAACTACATTTACCTTCACTGAAGCACCAATGGCAAGTGATAAGGTTGATGTATTCTTCTATAAGGGAGAAGAGGGAGTTGATATTGAGATAGTTGATGTAAATGAAACTATAAAAATTGGAGATGATATTCATATTATTAAGCATCCAGATTTCTTAGATCCAAATGTACAACCATTTACAGAAACTCAAGAAAAAGATAGACCAGTTAAATCTATATTAGGATCTGACTTAGTTGAAACAACAGTTTATACTGGTATTGGAATAACAGAATTCTATGCTAAACCTCTAGATTGGACTAAGCAAAAAACTGATTTCTGGATTAAAGGTGATTTAATTTCAAAGGCAAGAGAACAATTAGAACCCCAAATTTATCCAACAGCAAAAATTATTGCAAGTGTAGGATCTACTACAGGATCTACTACATCAGAAATTGATGGAATTTTTGTAGATGATGCAGAAGCATTTTTCTATGAAGAAGCACCACTACATCTTAAAGTAGAAGATAGATATGGAGTTTCTATTGAATCTGTTGACGCATTATTACTACCACCTGCCAACTTTGTGGGTGCTGCAATTACTGCAATAGTAAGTAATAAGGGTGATATTGAGTCATTAGTAATCAACGAACCAGGTAGTGGATATGTTGGTGCTGCTATTACATTATCAATTTCTGCTCCAGTTGGAGTTGGTATTGGAACTACCGAAAGAGATAAGTATGCAGTTATTGGAGTTTCAACTTTTGCAGAAGCAAATGCTACAGTAACAGGTGGACAAATCACTGGATATAACATAACAAATATTGGTTTAGGTTATACTCATTCCAATCCTCCACAAGTTGTAATACCAGATGCATATTATGGATCTGAAAAGATATTGGAGATAAAGAATGTACAAGGATTTGCTGGTATCATTACTGGTATCTCCACATCAGCAGGAACAAATGGTCATCCATTGGCATTAAGATTTGCCTTCCGTGCAGATAAACCAACAACTGACTTGAAAACAGGACATTATGTTTATATTTCAGATACACCATTTACTGTTGGTGGAGCAAAAACTGATGCTGAATACTTACCATTCAATGATGGATCTATTCAACCAAATAATAATAGATTCATTGCTGGTATAGGTGGAGATCCAACTACATCTGTTGATAAGAATGACAATGAAATTATTGCAATTGGATCAGGATTTATGGATAACATCTATAAGGTTTCTGAAATTGCATATACATCTGGTGAAAATGGTGAGATAGTTTGTAACATAAAAAATACAAATGATGTTATTACTGGATTAGCTGCTACTGGATTCCATGACGCTGGTGGAGTTAATATAGACGAACCAACGAATATTGGTTTAACTACCACTTATGGAAAGATATCATGGGGTAGATTATATAATGCTACTAGAGCAGAATCACCAATCTCTATAGGTGTTACTGGATTAACTGTTGACTCTGGATTAAGCACATTCCCAACAATTCAAAGAAGAAGTTATGCTAGATCTTCTTTAAAAGGTTTGAGGAATACTGGTGCTATTAGGATTCAAATAAGTTAATCAATAATAACGACTATAAATAAAGAAAAAAAGTCTTAGTTAATAAAAATGTCGGCAATTGTTACTGATCAGTTTAGAATTCTGAATGCGAATAATTTTGTAGAATCAGTAGAGTCTGATAACAATTCTTATTACGTTTTCATTGGACTACCCAATCCAACTGTTGTTGGGTTTGGAAGAGATACAAATTGGAATACAGATACACCAGATCCTGTAGATAATTTTTCTAGACATGCTCATGTTGGCGACACTATGATGTATGGTAAGAAAATTTCTTCTGCAAATATCAGAAGAATTATTAGAAGAATTGACTGGACTGCTGGAAATAGATATGAAATTTATAGGGATGATTACAGTGTAAGTAATCCAAGTCCTATAAAAGAATCTAGTCGATTATATGGTGCAAATTATTATGTAATGAACTCAGATTTCAAAGTTTATCTTTGTATTTCTAACGGATCAACTGGTGAAAATCCAAAAGGTAATATTTCTCAAGACGAACCAACATTTACCGATTTAGAACCTTCTAGAGCTGGTACTAGTGGAGATGGTTATATTTGGAAATATATGTATACAGTATCTCCATCAGATATACTTAAATTTGATTCTACAGAGTATATTACTGTTCCTAATGGTTGGGCAACTAGTACTGATGCTCAGATTAGAAGTATACGAGAAAATGGTGATTCCACTGTAAATAATAATCAAATTAAGCATATCTATATTGATAATGCAGGTGGTAAATATGCTGATGGATTAGGACAAGAGGTTAAAATTATTGGTGATGGTGAAGATGGAAAAGCAAGAGTTGATATTGTCTCTGGTGTAGTTAAGGATGTTACTGTAAGTTCTGGTGGTAAAGGTTATAGTTATGGTGTTGTGGATTTAGGTGCTTTACAAGATACCCAACATCCATCAAACCAACGGGCAAAATTAGTTCCTATAATTCCACCATCTCTTGGTCATGGTTACGATATCTACACTGAATTGGGAACAGATAAGGTATTGATATATGCTAGATTTGATGATTCCACAAAAGATTTTCCAACAGATACAAAGTTTGCACAAGTAGGTATTGTAAAGAATCCAACTGAAGTTGGAACTGCCAATACTTTTACTGGAACAACTTTCTCATCTTTACACGCTTTTAAATTTAAAAATGTTAGTGGTACTCCAACCATTGGTGAGGAAATAACACAGGATATTGCGGATTCTAATGGTGATCCTCAAAAAGCCCGTGCTTATGTTGCTTCATATGATAAAGAGACTCAAGTTATGAAGTATTTTAGAGATAGATCTCTAAATTATACTACTACAAATGATCAAACTGATTATGCTGGTATTTCAACTAGTGGTCAGATATATCCATTTGAGTCTACTGCTAATGCTATTAAAGGTGTAAGTTCCACTTTCTCAGGAACTATTGATACAGCGTTTACTGGAATTAGTACAAATCCCTCTGGAACAAAGTTAATTAATTTAGAAACCACCTTTAATAAGGGGTTATCTAAACCTGAGATAAATAAAGGATCGGGGGAAATTGTTTATCTTGATAATAGACCTTCGATTGCTCGAAATACTCGACAAAAAGAAGACGTTAAAATCATCCTGGAATTCTAAAGAAAAATGCCACAAAAGACTAACTTAAATATAAGTCCTTATTATGATGATTTTGATAAGGCAGATAACTTTTATAAGGTACTGTTTAAACCTGGATATCCAGTTCAAGCAAGAGAATTAACAGGTTTGCAATCAATATTGCAAAACCAATTAGAATCGTTTGGAAGTCATATTTTTAAAGAAGGTTCAATGGTTATTCCTGGTGGAGTAACCTATGATAGTACATATTTTGCAGTAAAAATAAATCCAGATCATTTAGGTATTGATGTTACTGTATATCTTGATGCAATCATTAATAATAATGATGGTAAGGGAACTTTAGTTCGTGGACAAAACTCCCAAATAGTAGGAACTATTAAAAATTATATTCTTCCACCATCCGAAGGTGTTGATGATATTACTATATTTGTTAAATACAAATCTTCTGGAGATAGTAAAGAAAGTCAAGCATTTCCCAATAAAGAAATATTGACACTTGAAGAAAATATTACTTATGGAAATACTACATTAAATGCAGGAGAATCTGTCTTAACATTGGTATCTGAAGATGCAACTGCTATTGGATCTGCTGTTGGTGTTGATAAAGGTGTATATTTTATAAGAGGTACATTTGTAGATGTAAATAAATCTCTTGTTGTTTTAGAACCATATAATAATAAACCATCATATAGGGTTGGGTTTGAAGTATTAGAACAAGTTATTAATGCAAATGATGAACCTTCTTTAAATGATAATGCTAAGGGATTTACTAATTTTGCTGCACCAGGTGCAGATAGATTTAAAATATCTGTTAAATTAACTAAAAAAGCACTATTAGATTATAATGATACTAATTTCGTAGAGTTAGTAAGAGTACGAGATGGTGAAATAAAGAAATTAGAGGATAAGTCTGTATATTCAGAGATTAAAAAATATTTTGCTAAAAGAACATATGATGAATCTGGTAACTATGCAGTAAATCCATTTAGAGTAAATATTCAAAATTCATTGAATGATGAGATTGGTTCTGATGGATTATATGTAGAAGGTCAAAAAACTGATGAAGGTAATGATCCTTCAGAAGACACAATGTGTGTTAAGCTGTCACCAGGCACAGCATATGTTAGAGGTTTTGATGTAAATCTACCAGGAACAACTGTTTTAGATGTAGATAAACCAAGAGATACGAAGAGTGTTAAAAGATCACCTATCCCATTTGCAATGGGTAGTTTATTGAAAGTAAATAACGCTCAAGGATCTCCTTATATTAATATTGGTTCTGCTGAGAGTGGTGGTGCTAATGTTATTCATCTTTATAGTAGAAGAATAAGAGCAATTGAAGCAAAAAGTCAAACTACTGATGAATTAGGTGCAAAAGTTGGTGAGGCTCGTGTTTATTGGTATGGTCTTACTGATGATTCTTACAGTGATGCAGCAACTCAGTGGGATTTATATTTGTATGATATACAAACTTATACTTATCTTGAAATAAGTAATCCAGGTACAATTACTAATATTGCACCAGCATCAACATATATTCGTGGTTTAAGTAGTGGTGCTACTGGATATGTTGCTGCGACAAATGCAAATGAGTTAGTATTGTCACAAACATCTGGAACATTTATTCAAGGAGAACAGTTAAGATTTAATGAGCAAGATATAGCTTCTAATTCTTCAGTAATTAAAGTTACATCTTATACTACTGATGATATTAAATCTGTATATCAAGATGCTAAGACACTTTCAAGTAATAAACTATTAACCCCATTTGCTGCTGATTCTGTTCTATATGATAGGATTCTACCAAATTTCTCTGCTTTTGATAACTTAGTAATTGTTGGAGATTCGACTGGAGATAATGGATCTGCTACAGTAGCAAATAGAAGATTTGCTGGTCAAGTTGGGTTAAAAACTGATTCTATCGTTGGATATTCAACAAATACTGATGGTGTTAAATTTCCAACATATAATAGAGTAAATTCAATAGCTCCTGATGGTGGTTCACTAGGACTTCAACCAGTTGGTATTGTAACTGGTTTAATAAATGGTGAAGTTGTGTCTGGAGTAACAACTTCAGCAATATTCCGTGTTAAATCACCCAAAATTCTAAATTTCAATAATTCTGGATTATATGCTAAATTACCTAAGAAAAATGTTTCTACGGTAGATTTATCAAACTCAACATTATCAATATCTCGTCAGATAACAGGAAAATCAACATCTGCTAGTGGTAGTATAACATTAACAACTCAAGATGCTTTAGATGGATCTTCAGATGGTGGTGCAATTGGTATTACTAGTGCTTTCTTTGAGACATTTGATCAAGAAAGATATTCTGTTGTTTATGATGTTGATGGAGTACCAGAGAAATTAAGTTCAGATAAAGTTACTATTACTAATGATGGTAATGATTTAGTATTTACAGGTCTTTCTAGAAATAGTGCAAATGTAACTATTAACACAACATTAAAGAAAATAGGTCTTAAGAGTAAATCTAAAGATTATATTAGAAGTAGTAAAGTAGAAGTAACAAGAACTGTAGGTGTGTCAACTAATGCACAACTAACTCAAAGTAAGTTTTATGGTTTAAGAGTTGAAGATAAGGAAATATCATTAAATGTTCCTGATGTAGTAAAGATCTTAGCAGTTTATGAGTCCAAAGATGCAAATATTGCAAGTTTAGACTCATTAACATTTGTAGAAGGATTGGCATTGAATACAAATTCAATTGTTGGTGAAAAGATTATTGGTAAGAAGAGTAGAGCGATAGGTCAGATTGTAAATAGACCTGCTACTAATACGATTGATTTTGTATATCTTAATGGAGATACATTTTCACCTGGTGAAACAGTTAATTTTAAAGAGTCCAATATAGAGGCAAATATTCAAAAAGTAATTGCTGGAAACTATGTGAATAGAACATCTAATTATAGATTAGATAAGGGACATAAGAAACAGTATTCTGATTATTCTAAGATAGTTAGAAGGGCAAATGCAGGTGCTCCTTCTAAGAGATTACTTATTATATTTGATAAGTATAAAGTTCAAAGCGGAAATAATGGTGATTTATTTACTGCAAATTCATATAATAAAGATAGGTACACTAATGATGTGCCAAGTATAGGAAGAACTAGAACTACTGATATTCTTGATTTCAGACCAAGAGTTAATGAATTTGATCCATCAACAACTAATGCATCTCCATTTGCATTTTCATCAAGAAGTTTTGAAACGACAACCAGATATGTTGTTGCTCCAGATGAAGCATCAATTGTTGGATATACTTATTATCTACCAAGAATTGATAAACTAGTAATTAATAAGTTTGAACAAGTAAAACTTATTAAAGGAGTTTCTGCTGAAGATCCAGCACCACCTACTGAGGTTGGTGATTCTATGGAAGTTGCTCAAATTACACTTCCACCATATCTCTATGATCCAATAACTGAGCCTAAGATCAAGTTATATGATAATAGAAGATTTACCATGAGAGATATTGGTAAAATTGAAAAAAGAGTTTCTAATTTAGAAGTAATGACTTCTCTTACTGCTCTTGAATTAGATACTAAATCACTATCAGTTACTGATGCTGATGGATTAGATAGATTCAAGACTGGATTTGTTGTAAATGATTTCAAAAATAGAGATTTTATTAACTTCAATCGTGAGCAAGGATCTAGATGTGAAGTTGATGTTGTCAATAAAGAATTAATCAGTGCTGTTGATTTTTGGTCACTTCCTGCTGAATTGGCATTTGATCCTTCTGTAGATCAAAATGTTGTAGATATTTCATCTAATTTAAAACTTTTAGATTCTAATTGTAAAAAAACTGGAGATATATTAACATTAAATTATAATGAAGTAACTTGGATTGAACAACCACAAGCATCTGATGTTGAAAATATTAATCCATTTGAAGTTATAGTATATGTTGGTGGTATTATTCTTGATCCACCATCAGATAATTGGACTAGAACAATCTATGTTGAGGGAACTCATAGAATAGAATCTACAGGTGCAACTTGGGCTGAACATCAAAATATTGTTTCTGATACGAGTACATCAAATACTGATGTAACAGTAACTGAGGAAGATATTGAAGCGGATCAAGATATATTTGAAGGTAATCATAGAGACATTACTACAACTAGAACAACAACTACAACAAGAACTGTAGAAACTTCATTCACTAATACATTAGAGAATGCAGGTAGAGAGTTTGATTATGTTGAAAGTATTAAAATAAGTGGTCAAAGTGATCCATTTATGCGTACTAGAAATGTTGCATTTAGTGCAAATGGATTGAAACCAAGTACAAGGCATTATGCATATCTTGATAGTCAATCTCCTGATATAACACCTAAAGTAACAGAGATTTCTATGAAATCTGGATCTTTCCAAGTTTATGAAACAGTTAAAATATTGAAAGGAGATGTAGAAATAGGTCAAGTTATGGCATTACCACCTAATCATAAGTATGGTGATGCTAGTGTTATTAGACTTCCTATTGTAATCCCATTTGAAACTTATGATCCAGCTACAGTAAGTTCTGGAGATGCTAATGCTAGTGGACAGATACCACATTTGAAGGATGCTACTGAAATGGGAGCAGCCGCACTATTAGCATCTGGAACAGTACAAGCAGCTGCATCTGAGCAAGTTAATACTTCCTTAACTTCAAGTGGAACAAGTGTTGTTGGTGGAACAACTGAAACATATATGGTAGATATATTCGACAGTACAAGACCAGCACCATCAAATTCATATTCTGCTACATCTAAATTATTTAATTGTGATGTAAATGAACTTGCTAATAGATCAAACTTATATGGGTATATAACTGAAGGATGTATTCTTGTGGGTGAAACTAGTGGTGCATCAGCAGAAGTAACAAATGCTGGATTATTCTCTGATAATTGGGGGGATTGTTTAGGTGCAATGCATTTTAGAAATGCAAATGTAAATCCAAGACCAGCAACATTGTTTAGAACTGGAACAAAGACTTTTAGATTAACTGCTGCTCCTGTAGGAACAACTGTGCTTCCAGGAAGCACTGCATTAGCTAGTGATGCTTCTGCAAGTTATCATGCTACTGGAACTATTCTAACTCAAGTAACAAATACTGTTGGTGTTAGAAATCCACCAGCACCTGCACAGAGACCAAATGAAATCAATACTAGTATTAGTGTTAATAGCGAATCTGATACTGAAAGAATAGAAGCACCTTATAGAGATCCTCTAGCACAGTCATTTACTGTTGATGAATCTGGTGCATTCTTGACATCATTTGATGTTTACTTTGCTAAGAAGGATCCAAATGCTAAAGTATTTGTAGAACTTAGAACTGTAGAATTAGGAACACCAACAACTTGGCTTGTGCAAGATTATGCTCAAGTATCAATTAATCCTAATGATATAGTAACTTCAGATGATGCTTCTATTGCTACTAGAATTAAATTCCCATCTCCAGTTTATTTGGAAGGAGGTAAAGAATATGCTCTAGTATTCTTATCACCAGGATCTGATCTATATGAGATGTGGTGTGCAACAATGGGCAAAAAGACTGTTAAAACATCCAATTTACCTGATGTTGAAAGTGTTGTTGTTACTAAGCAATATATTGGTGGAAGTCTATTTAAATCTCAAAATGGAAGTATCTGGACTCCAAGTCAGTATCAAGACCTAACATTTACTCTTTACAAAGCAGCATTTGTTCCTTCTGGTACAGTTACATTTTATAATACTCCAGTTGAGGCAGGTAACGAAAATACTCAGATATTATCAGATAATCCTATTAGAACACTTCCAAGAAAATTAAAACTTGAATTAAATTGGCCAGGTGCATCATACACTGCAGGTCAAGAAGCTTTTGTTGGAGTTGGAAGAAAGATTAGTACTGGTGCTGTTGGTGATAGAGAGGATGATAGTATTACAGGTATTGTTGAAAAAGTATCTGCTCCTCTTGCACTTGGTGTTGACGCAGTTACTCTTATTAATGGAGGATCTGGATATGCATTTAGTAATTTAAATGGTGTTAAGTTAAAGACATTAACTGGTGGTGGTAGTGGTATTACCGCAACACTAACATTAACTGATGGAGTAATTACTGGTATTGATGCTTCTTCTGGTAATGCTGGTACAGGATACTCTGTTGGTGATGTTCTTACTATAGATGAAACTGATAGTAAGTATACAACTGGTATCGGTGCAAAATTCACTGTTGATGATGTAGTAGCAAAACCAGACACTCTATATCTAACAGATGTTCAGGGTGAGAATTTCATTACTGGTGAAACTATAGTACATTATGGAAATTCAAATAATGATACTAGAACCGTTCTTACTGGTGTAACTGCAGCATCAGATTCAGTTCCTACAAGTGATATTAATGCTGGTAATGTTATAGAAGTAATTCAACCTAATCACGCACATCACGGTGCAAACAATATTGTTAGTATTAAAGGTATAGAACCAGACACTATATCTACATTAACAAAATCAGATTTGGCAAAAGATGCAACTCTTGTATCAGTTGCAAGTACATCATCATTTGCTAGATTTGCTGGAGTTACTACTGATAGGGGAGAAGCTTTATTAGGATCGGAGGTTGTTGGATATGTTATTGGGGAAGGTCAACTTAATATTACTAGAGGAATTGAAGGTTCTTCCGCAGTTGAACATCCAGAAGATACAAAGATTCAACCATATGAAATAAATGGATTCCCATTAGCAGGTATTAATACTACATTTAATTTACCTACAAATACAACTCTAAAATCTTCATCTAATATAGACAATTATTACTTAGAAATTGATAGAGGAACAAGTGATAGAGTTAGTGGTAAGAATATGTTATGCTTTACTGATGAGAAAGCAATAGGTGGATTAACCGTAGATGTTTCTCAAAATCATCAGTTTAGTACATTATCACCACAATTTAATATTGTTACACCTGGAAAAGGAACTCGTGCAAGTGCTTCTGTCAGAACAGTAAGTGGAACAAGTGCTGATGGAAATGAAGTATCATTCATTGATCAGGGATTTGAACCAACTATTTTGAACGAAACAACATTCTTCCCAACACCTAGATTAGTTGCATCTAAAGTTAATGAGTCTCAAAGATTAGAAACTTTACCTAAGAATAAATCTTTGACTTTAAAAGTTGATATGACTTCAACAGATAAGAATTTATCTCCAATATTGGATATTAAAAATGCAAACTTTATTTTAGGTAGAAATAAGATTAACAATCCAGTTGGACAGGATGGATACTCATCTGATGTTGGAACTACGGAATTAAATGGTGATCGTCATGGATCAATATTCGTTTCTAACAGAGTTAATCTTAAACAACCTGCAACTTCAATAAAAGTTTTAGTTGGTGCTAATCGTCAACCAGAAGCAGATTTCAGAGCATATTATAGATTGTTTACTGCAGATTCAACTGAAGTATCTCAATCATATAGACCATTCCCTGGATATAACAATCTAATTGATACTGATGGTGATGGTTTTGGTGATGAAATTATTGATCCAAATATGAGTGATGGTAGACCAGATGCTTATGTTAAACCAAATGGATTGAATGATTTCTCAGAATATCAATTCAGTATAGATAATTTAGAACAATTTAGTGGATTTACTATTAAGATAGTAATGGCATCTACTAACGAATGTGTTCCTGTTAGATTAAAAGACTTTAGAGCAATTGCCTTAGCGTAATGATAACTTTTCAAGAATTTTTAATATTATGTGAGGGTGGTTTATCAAGATCACTTAGTAAATCAGAAACCCATGATACTGGACATATATCTCCAGATCGTGGAGATGATGAGAGTGAAAATCGCAAAAAAAGAAAAAAACTTGAAAGTGATTTAAGAAGAAAAGGTATTGGATTTAAAAAATCTACTGGTAAGTATAAGTATGATGATGGTTCTGATGCTCGTGAAGTTTCTTACCATACAACAAGACCAGAAGGAATGTCAAAACGAAAGTTTGGCAAGACTATGAGGAAGTTTGGTAATAAATATGGTCAGGAGTCTATTATTACTAAAAAAGCAGGTAAGAGTGCTAAATTGCACTACACTGATAAGAGTGGAAGAAAACCTGATGATATAGGAAAGGCAAAAGCAGGTAAACATCCAGATGGTTATGGGGAAACTGGTGAAAAACGCCAGAGAGGTTCTAAATTAAAAGACAAGAAAAAAGATAGGGATTTCCACTACTCATGAAAACTTTTAGACAATTTAACGAAGAGTCAAAGCAAAAACTTGATGAAGCATTGCCTTTAGCAGCAGCAATACCAGCACTAGTTAAGTTTGGTAGTGCAGCATTGACAGCGTATTCTGCTGGTTCAGCAATAAACAATGCTAGAAAAGGTAAATGGGGAAAAGCAGGACTTGATGTTGTTGGTGCAATACCAGCTGGTAGGGTATTCAGAGGTCTTAAAACATTGGGTGCTGGAAAAAGATTAGCACAAGCAGGTTCAGTAGGTCATAGTCTTACAAGGCACGGAACAGATAATGCCTTTAGTAGAGCATATGGAAAAGTATGGGATACAGGAGCTAAAATGCTTGGATTGGGAGGAGATACTGCTAAAGCAAATAATAAGACTAATACTAAGACCAATACAAATACAAATACTAAGACTAACACAACCACTCCTTCTAAAGTAAAGGGTCCTGCTAAAACTGCTGCTGGTAAACTTAGATTAGCAAGTGGTAGAATAGCGAGTTAATATGAAAACATTTAAGCAATTCATAACTGAATTAGACGCAAAGAATAGTATTGAAAGGTTACATCCTTTCAAAACTATGAAAATGGGTGGAGTGAAGGATGGTAAATTTGTTTATCCTGCATTTTTAAGATTATTTAAAAAAGTACAAGCAAAATCAAAATCAAAAGTAACATGATACCAGTTGAAGGACATAAAAATCTGTTTCGTGATCCAGAAACAGGTGCGATTTTAAATTATGATTCAAAGGGATATGCCCAATACAACACTAAAAAAACTAGAAGTGCTGATCAGAAAGCAGAACTTGATGAGATGAAAAAAGATATTGATGAGATCAAATCTTTATTGCAACAGTTAGTTAATAATAAAATATAAATAATAGATAGATTCTTGAATTGCTTACATAAATGGCAGATATTAAGGTCAGAGTAGGGCAACAAAATGCCGTAAAAGTCATTTCTTCACTTGCTGGAGCCCAAGGACTGTCCTTAGCTGAACTCAGCGATGTTAATGCCACGAATTTACTTAATGGAATGGTTTTGGTTTATAATGCAACAACACAAAAATGGGACGCAACGTTAACTTTAACGCCTGGTACAGAACAGAATTTGGACATCAACGGGGGAAATTTCTAAATGGCTAGCATTATTAGGATCAAAAGATCCTCTGGTACTAATAAACCTGCCAGCCTAAATTGGGGTGAGATGGGTTATGTAACTGGAATCGGCAGTTACGGTGGTACTAATCAATATAAAGATAGAATATTTGTTGGAGATGATGGTAGTAATGTTTTCCCGATTGGTGGACATTATTATACCTCTATGATGGAGCATGCACCAGGTGCTATTAATGGTGTACAAAATACAAGAAACACTGACGGTGGTATAGTCGCTGTTCTTGATAATAATAGAAAAGTTGATCAGTGGAATGTAGATAATCTTAGGTTAGATGGTAATGTAATATCATCTACAAATACTGATGGAGATATTATATTTGATCCAAATGGAACAGGTGAAGTTAATATTGTTGATGATACTTTCTTATCATTTGGTACAGATCAGGATGTTAAGTTTGAGTATGATGAAGATGGAACTGATAGATTAATAATCTCTGGTAAGGAGGTTATGTTCAATACCCCGTTGAACGTATCTACTCATTCTATATTTGGTAAACTTAAGTTAGAAGAGAATGTACTTTCTACTGTAAGTGGTGCTGGTGACAAACTGTTTATTGATCCATTCCCCGATGGACTAAGTAATCAGGGTGATGTTATTATTAAAGGTAACTTACAAGTTGATGGTACAACAACTGCTGTTAACTCAACTAACGTAACAGTTAACGATCCCATATTCACAATCGGTGATGTTACTAGTGAAAGAACGGTTATGCAATCCGTTGCTACTGGTATCAATACAATTAGTCTTGATTCTGTTGTTGGTATTAATACTGGTGATATTGTAAGTGGACATTCTTCACTTCCAAATAGTGGTTTAACTACAGTTACTAATTATGATGTAAATGCAAAGATGATTACCATTCAGGGTAATACTAGTGCTGGTATAACAACCACATCATCTTTAACAATTACACACGCTTTTGATACTAATACTGATCGTGGTATTGCATTTAATTACAATATTGGTGTTGGTACTGCGAATAGTAAAACAGGTTATTTTGGTTATGTAGATACAGATTCAAATCCTGATAGTAGTGCTGTTGCTAGATCTTGGACTTATGTTCCAGATGCTTCAGTAGCTGGTAATACTGTAACAGGAACAAGAGGATACTTAGATATTAAAGGTATCTATTATCAGACTGCTGATTATAACACACACGGTGCTGTATACTTTGATGAGAATGGATTACAGACTTCAACTAATAATCCAACATCACCAATAATTACATCTAAGCAGATATTAACTGCTGTTACCAAAAACACTCTTGCATTACCTTCTAATGTAACAGTTGTTGTTGGTGATATTGTAAGACAAGACACTAGTGGTGCATATGGTATAGTTGAATCTAGTGTAACTAATGGAAATTCAATTGATTTAGTTGGTGTTGAAGGAACATTTACTAATACTTACAATATTAGAAAAGAAGGTAACAATGGTGCTATACAAGATCTTGCCGTTATACCTGCTACAGTTTCTGTGATATATACTAATAAGCCTCATTGGTCTTCAACCCTTGACGGTGGAACTTTCTGATTTTAATACAATGCAACAACAAAATAATGGTGATGTTGATGTCAATGTCTTAGTGGGTTTATATAATCAAAAACTTGCACAAGCATCAAATCAAGTAATTCTTCTTGAAGCTAAGTTACAAACAATGAAAAAAGATTTTGAGGAAGAAGAAAGAAATCTTCAACAAGAAATTATTTCTCTACAAGAAGAACTATTGAAACTAAAAAAGACCAAGAAAACTGATACTTAAAAGATGGCAAAACCAGCAAGTAGAACACAATTAATAGATTACTGTTTAAGGAAGCTGGGTGCTCCTGTATTGGAGATTAACCTTGATGATGATCAAATAGATGATCTAGTCGATGATGCCATTCAACTCTTCAATGAAAGGCACTTTGATGGTGTTGAGAGAATGTATCTCAAGCATAAACTTACTCAAGAAGAAATAGATAGAGGGACGGCAAAAAATACTGATGGTGTAGGAATTGTAACTACTACTGCAACTGCAACCTCAGTTCCTGGTATTGGAACAACAATAACAAGTGATTGGTATGAAACTTCTAATTTCTTGCAGGTTCCAGATTCTGTAGTTGGTATAGAAAAAATATTTAAGTTTGATAGTAGCACTATATCAGGTGGAATGTTTAGTATCAAATATCAGTTATTTTTAAATGATCTGTATCAGTTTAATTCTATTAACTTATTACAGTATTCAATGACTAAATCATATCTTGAGGATATTGATTTTTTACTTACAACTGATAAACAAGTAAGATTTAATAAGAGACAAGATAGATTGTATATTGATATTGATTGGGGTGTTGAGTCTGTTGATAATTGGTTGGTTCTTGATTGTTATAGAGCATTAGATCCAACATCATTTACCCAAGTATATAATGATCCTTTTCTTAAATTGTATCTCACTGCTCTCATGAAGAGACAATGGGGACAGAATTTAATCAAATTCCGTGGAGTTAAGTTACCAGGTGGTATAGAACTTAATGGTAGAGAAATTTTTGATGATGCTGAAAGAGAAATAGAAGGACTTAGATCAAGAATGTCTTCAGAATACGAAATACCACCGTATGATTGTATTGGGTGATAAGATATGGCACTCAATCCGTTTTTTCTACAAGGTACATCTTCAGAGCAAAGATTAGCTCAAGATTTAATAAATGAACATCTAAAAATTTATGGTGTTGAAATAACATATATTCCAAGAAAGTTTGTAGGTAATGACAATATTTTTAATGAAATTCAATCATCTAAATTTGATGATAACTTTGCTATAGAAGCATATGTTAATAACTATGATGGATATGGTGGAGCTGGTGATGTTTTAACAAAATTTGGAATGAGTTTAAAGGATGAAGTAATCCTTACTATTTCCAAAGAAAGGTATGAAGATTTTATATCACCGTTTCTTTCTGCTAATGATGATGGAACAGATACTAGTGAAGTAACATTATCAACTAGACCAAGAGAAGGTGATCTTGTTTATTTTCCTTTAGGACAAAGATTATTTGAAGTAAAATTTGTAGAGCATGAAGACCCATTCTATCAGTTAGGAAAGAATTATGTCTTTCAATTAAAATGTGAACTCTTTGAATATGAGGATGAGATCATTGATACTTCTATTGATGCTATTGACACTCAAGTACAAGATGAGGGATATATTAGTACACTCAATTTGATAGGTGTTGGAAGAACAGCAACAGCACAAGCAATATTAGGTACTGGATATGTTAGAGAGATATTTTTGAATAATGATGGATATAATTACTCATCTCCACCAATAATTACATTTAGTCCATCACCTGCAGGAGATGATGCAAGAGGAGTTGGTATATTAACAACTGTAGGAAATATAACATCACTTAAAGAGATATTGATGACAAATGCTGGTGCTGGTTATACAGTTGAACCCACTATTACCATATCAGGTGGTGGTGGTATAGGTGCAGCAGCTACTTGTTCAATTGAGACTGTTTATGATGGTGTAATTAGATTTACATTAATAGATGGTGGAGTTGGATACAGTACTGTACCTACAGTAACAGTTGCTCAACCAGGTGCAGGAACTACTGCAATTGGAATTGCATCTATAGGAAGTGCAGGTTCTAATCAAGTTGTTAAGAGTGTATATGTAAGTAATCCTGGTCGTGGTTATGCATCAGTACCAGATGTATCAATTGCACCACCTCCATCTATGTCTGGTATTGGTACATTCCAATTTAATGAAATTGTTCAAGGATCTAGATCACAAGCACAAGCAAGAGTTAAGAATTGGGATGCAGATACTAATATATTATTAGTAAGTAATGTTGGAATTGGATCTACTATTTCTGGATTCTTTAGAGGTGAAAGTATTATGGGTCTAGAATCTGGAGCATCTTATAGTTTGGGATCATACAATTCAGATGATGCTAATGATAAATATAGTGATGGTGACGAGTTTGAAACCTTTGGTGACGATATTTTAGACTTCACTGAGTCAAATCCTTTTGGTGTTTACTGATGTTAGGAACCTATTTTTATCACGAAATAATAAGAAAAACTGTTATTGCTTTTGGCACACTTTTTAATGATGTCTATATTCGCCATCATGATTCTGCAGGTAAGGATATTGGAGAATTTAAAGTTCCTGTATCATATGGACCTAGACAAAAGTTTTTAGCAAGAATACAGCAACAACCAGAATTAAATAAAGCAGTTCAATTGACATTACCTAGAATGTCTTTTGAGATGAATAGTATTACATATGATCCATCAAGGAAGTCTGGAATTACACAAACATTTAAAGCAAAAGATGGTGAGAAAATTAAAAAAGTTTTTATGCCTGTTCCATATAATTTGGGATTTGAATTAAATATTCTTACTAAGTTACAAGATGATTCCCTACAGATAATAGAGCAAATATTACCATTCTTTCAACCAGGTTTTACTTTAACTATTGATCTAGCAGATCAAATTGGTGAGAAAAGAGATGTTCCAATGGTTCTTGAGGACATTAGTTTTACAGATGATTATGAAGGTAATTTTGAAACTAGAAGAGCATTGATTTATACTTTACGATTTACAGCAAAGACCTATATGTTCGGACCTATTGCAGATTCTACAGATGGTCTTATTCGTAAGGTTCAGTTGGATTACTATACAGATACTAATACGAGAACTGCTACTCGTGAGATGAGGTATAGTGTGAAAGCAAAAGCGAAGAAAGATTATAATGAAGATACAGTTATTGATCAATATGACGATCCATTAATTCCACCAGGTGATGATTTTGGATTTACTGAAGAAAGAACATTCTTTGGTAATGATAATAAAGATTACAGTCCCACTCGTAAGGTAGACATCTAATGAAAAGTTTTAATGAATTTTCTGAAAGTTTAAAGCAAGCACGTAAAAATATCGGGATGGATCCTGATAAACCTTCCTGTTGGAAAGGATATAAAGCAAAGGGAACTAAGAAGAAAGGTGGTAAGGAAGTTCCTAATTGCGTGAAAGAAGGTGCTGCTTGGACAAAAAAATCGGGTAAAAATGAAAAAGGTGGTTTAAATGAAAAAGGAAGAAAATCCTACGAAAGAGAGAATCCAGGCAGTGACCTTAAAGCTCCTTCAAAGAAAGTTGGGAACCCTCGTAGAAAGAGCTTTTGTGCGAGGATGAAAGGTATGAGGAAGAGACAGAAACCTTCCAACAATACTGGAGATGATAGATTATCTAAATCATTAAGAGCTTGGAACTGTTAATCATGAAAAATAATTATGACGATTTGAATGATACTTTTAATACATCAGATGCTGTTGATGTAGAAGTTAGCAACACACCAGAAGCTGGTTGTGTCCGAAGAAAGGATACACTGCCCGATATTACTGATGATGCTGATAAAGATTATAAGTATGCAAGAGCACAGTTATATTCACTAATAGAGAAAGGACAGGAAACTTTAAATGGAGTTATGGAACTTGCTGGTGAAAGTGCAAGTCCAAGAGCATATGAAGTTGCTGGTCAAGTATTAAAGTCAACTGCAGATATTACAGATAAATTAGCAGATCTTCAGAAGAAGATGAAAGATTTGGATGAAGATAAACCTAAAGGACCAAGTACTGTTACTAATAATGCGGTTTTTGTTGGTAGTACATCAGAACTTCAAAAGATGCTGAAGCAAGAGATTCTAAATAATAAAGAAGATACTTAGAAGTCATGTCTGAAGAAGTTAGTAACACTATAAAAAGTGGTGTTAAACAGTTTACAGATAATTTATCTAATAGTAAATCGTTTAAGAAATTTAAAAACAGAGCTACTAAATTTGGAAAGACTGGAAAGTTTAATGTAAAAGATTTTGCTAGTCTTGGTGAACCTTTAATGAAAGATTTTAAAAAGCATGGGAAAAGTGCTGCACTTAGTACATTGAAGAATTTAACTACTCAGTTAGAAGGTAATAGAACCAAATGCCACGGAGTATCTTTATCTGGATCAGGTAATAAGAAAGATATGTCTAAAGGACCAAATGAACCTTGTTCTGTAGATTATAGAGTGATAATGGCAAAGAATAATAAAGAGAAAGAAGTTCTTTCTGCTTCATATAATCATTATAATTGGAGAGATGATTTTATACCAACAGAAATTGAATCTTTTGACATAATTAAACCAGAACCATTAGTATCTGAAGGAAAAAAGAAAGGTATTGATGGTAAGGCATGTTGGAAAGGATATAAACTTGATGGTACTAAAAAGAAAGATGGTAAAACAGTTGATAATTGTGTGAAAGTTGATGAAGGTGTTGCTGGTGCAGTTTTAAAAGTTCCAGGAGTTAAAAAGACAATAGCTAAAGTTGGTGGAGCAGTTCTTGCTGCTAAAAGTGGTGAAGAAATTCTTAAAAGATTACTTGGAACACCAGGTAAACCAAAGGCTACTGATTGGGATAAAAATCCTAAAGATAAAATAGATCAAGAACTTAATGTTCGACAAGGTCAGGCAAAGGATGCTGCAAAAAATAAAGGTTTTGATAAGGAAATGAAAGCTTACCGAAAAGGTAAAAAGAATTTATCTAATGAAGATAAAATTGAAAGATTAAAAGATGCAGCGAAAAAGTATAGAAAAGGTGGTAAGAAGTAATGAAAATATTAGGTGGAGAAACAAATCTAAACGCTCCTATTAGCGTTGGTAGTGCTAGAGTTGTAAGAGTCTTTAATGGTGATTCTTCCAATTTACTTGTAACTAGAAAAACTTCTGGTGGTACTACTGTAGGTACTTTTATGGTTCCTGCAGGTGAAGTTGTATATTGTGAAAAGGATTATACAGATACTTTGGAGGGCAATGTGAATCTTCAAGCAGCACGGGTTGCTTTTTCACCTATGATGTCTTTTGTTAGTCAAACTGCCGATCCTGTACCAACATATACTTATTCAGTATCTGCTACTTCTGTAGATGAAGGTGGAAGTTTTACAACTACTTGTACAACAACTAATGTTGCTGATGGAACTAATCTATACTGGGAGTTAACAGGTAATAATTTAACTGCTGCTGATTTCTCATCAGGAGCATTAACAGGAACAGCGTCTGTATCTAACAATTCATTTAGTTTCTCTCATACTGCTGCTCAAGATAGTTTTACCGAAGGAGATGAGACTGTTACAATTAAATTGTATAGTGATTCTGGAAGATCAACTCAAGTTGGTAATACAGTAACAGTAACTATTGTTGATACTTCTACAACACCTGCTATTCAGGATTATAGTGTAGCATTTGATGGGGTAGATGATAAACTTGTCTGGGCTGCTACTGATGATTTTACTTTTGGATTAGGTGCTTATACTGTTGAATTCTGGGTAAATTTTGATCATATTACAGATGCTAGTGGTGTATTCTATCAGTATACTAATCAAAATGGTGGTTTTGTCATTAATTTTACTACTACTGGAGTTGCTATTAATAAATTTGGTGTAGGAGATATCTTGAAATATACTACTCATGCTCCTTCAGGAGAATGGGTACATTATGCTTTTGTTAGAGAAACTACCGCAGCTAATAAAACTTACATTTTTATGAATGGAAGATTAGTAAAAACAGGAACAGATTCTACTAATTGGAATCTTACTCAAATTTCTGCGTTAGGAGGTAATGCCCATCCAAGTTCTACTCAATATGCTCAATGTAGAATAAGTAATTTCCGTATTGTAAAAGGAACAGCAGTTTATACTAATGACTTTACACCTATTCTAGAACCACTTACAAATATAACAAATACTAAGGTATTATGCTGCAATAAAGATTCTGTAACAGGTTCAACTGTTACTCCTGGTTCTGTTGATGCTCAAGGAGATCCTACAGCATCATCTGAAACTGTAAATGGATTTGCTACTGGTGCGGTTGTTTTTGATGGTGATGATAGTCTAATTGTTGGTAATGGATCTGGTGCAATGGATTTGGCAGATAATGATTTTACTATAGAATGTTGGTTCAAAGCTCAAACATCAGGAAGTCCTGGAACTCATGATACACTATTTGCATTATCTGCTTATGGTGATGGTAGTAATAGTAATGCTTTTAGTTTCTATGCACATGATAATGGTGGACTTAAAATATTTAATAGAACTGGTGGTGGTTATTCGCAAAAATATCAAGAATCTGGTTTATACAGTTTAAATACTTGGGTTCATTTTGCATGGAACAGAAATGGTACTACGA